AGGGGAGCGACATCTTCTCTGTAAGCTTTTCCACGTGTGACACCGGTGCAAACCCAAGTACGAGACGGACACACACTCACACGACGGCAACCGAGTCAGTGTTAAGACCACGTAGTTCAACTTGATAGGTGAATCGGAATGTGCCGAGCGAAGCAACGGCACTGACTGAAGAATAGCCCATGACCACAAGCCCTTGAATCGACCTTTCGGCTTCATCAATGGCTGTGGCTGAAACAACAGCGGTGTTGACATTAAACCAGGGCAACCGACGTGTTAGCGGTACATTCCAAGTGACTCGTTCCCAGGCATTAAACTCAAAATTGGTGCGGGCACCAATGGCGAAGTTACGCCGTTGAGTGTTGGTGGTCGCGCCATTTTGGATAAGTGCGATATGCTCGGGATTGTCTGTGTACGCTAAAACAATCTGGCTGCCAGCGTCAGCGACACCGGGTGCTTGCTTAGGGATATAGTTGATCAGCATCTTCGTAAAGCGGTACTCTCTATACTGTTTCACCATAGCGGTGAAGGCACGAGTAGCTCCAAGATTGCTGTCAGTACCGGCTTGAGTAAAGTCGGCTCCGACATTAGCAACAGTAGCGCTGGTGTCTAAAAAGAGTATACCGTTCAGAGATGTTCCGTCAAAGGAGAACGTGTTCTTAACACGATTACTGGTACCGGACATGGGATTGCGACGGGGCCTGGAGACCCGCTTCATCCGCCGCGGTTTCATTCGTAGGCCTACTGGGGCCATATTGGTAGGAGTTGGTTGATAATTTGGCGTTTATCCGCTCCCCAGACGCTTTCATCGAAATAATTCTCGATTGTAGCCTGTGCGTCTGGACTAATACCTGACATCATCCAGAAGGAGTAACGGCCAAAGGCATCGGGGGCTGAGTATTTGCAAGCAGCACCGAGGCTGCTCCGGTAGTAATAGCTGTACTCAGTATCCCATTTGCCCATGTAATTACCAGGCACGCCGAATCGCTTCAACATGCGGTAAAAGCTTCCAAGAACCGGAACATCGGCACATGTGGCTAAGCCACACTCGCCGATGTCACGAAGAAGTCGCCGGTACATTTCGACATCATGCCCAAGATTCACGCTAGTGACATCTTTAGTGAGACATATATAGGGCTTGCGTACCATCCGCCAAACTGCATTACTGCAGACGGGCTTCGTCTGGCAAAACTCTATATGCTCAAATTCAGTCACGGGTGCCTCTCGAACTATGTCGAACCCGAAGTCTCGAAAATAACTCTCCATGGAGTCGAGCAACTTCAGGTGTTTCCTGTCCAGGAAGATGAGGCAGTCGTCGCCATTATTAGCGTACTCAAATGGTATGTGAAGTGTACTGAGGTAGGAATGGCTCATAAGACACATGAGCAACTTGTTGCCCATGCTCGTGTTCATATCACCGGACATACGCGAGCCTTCCACCTCATACCTAAAATACCCATCTGATGCACGTGCCACCCCTCGATTCGATATTTGCATTTTCAACAGACGCCGGAGCTTAGGGGACCTGAAAATGCGATTATAAATAGCATGTTCAAACCTCAATGCCTGCGGCGAGACGTGTTGATCGAACCGGGATGCGTCAATACCCACACAGCAAGGTCGTGTAAAACGGTCCCACTTCGCCCGAAGGTGGGTAGCCTGGGTATACGCATTAAATGGACTCATAATAGCGGGAGTGTTGAACAGCCGGTCAATGGCTGCATACAACCTTTTCTCCAGTGGTCTGAGGAAACAACCAACTTCAACATTATACCTGGGAC